GAATGGAGTGCCATTTATAATTGTCATATTATAACTGTCATACATTCTAATTATGGAAGCTCTAAACCAACAGGACATTTAGGAAGTTTCCTGGAAAAAAAATGTGAGACACAAATAGAGCTTGAAGCAAACACAGTAAACAAAGAATGGGTTACTGTGAAATGCAAAAGAAGTAGAGGTTATGCTTTTGAGACATTTAGTTTTGAAGTAAATGATTTAGGGTTGCCACAAATTGTTGGAGATTTGTATGACCCATTAAAAGATAATGGAAAAAGATATTGAAAAGCTATATAAAAAACATGAGACATGGATCAAGATTGTAAAAAGTTTTGGTTGCAACAATGCTATGGCAGAAGATTTGGTGCAAGAAATGTATATAAAAATAATTATTAAAATGAGATCAGGATTAGACATAAAATATAATGAAACAGAAATAAATTATTATTATATCTTCAGAACACTAAACAGCTTATTTATTGATTTAACTAGAAAGAAAAAAAACATACACATAGAGGGATTAGAAAATGTAAAAGACATGGAAGATGATCCAGACTATTTGGGAACATATGAGCAGGTGCAAAAAGAATTAGATAAAATGTATTGGTATGACAAAAGAATTTTTGAGCTTATAAATTCTGGTGAGAGTATTGCATCACTATCTAGGAAAACACATATTCCATATTATTCTCTTTATAATACTTATACAAAAGTCAAAACAATACTTAAAAAATTAATATGAAAAATGATTACTACAGAATTAAATTAGGAAACCTAGTTGAATTTATAATTAAGATCTTGACATTAGGTCAGGGAAAAAGAATATCAAATTGGATAGCCAATAAATTAGGATATGAAGATTGTGGATGTGATGATAGAAAAAAAGCTCTAAACAATATAAAAATAAAAAGATGGTAACAATTAAATTTAAAAAAGATGACTACAAAAAATGGGAACAATTTAGAAATAATCCTAAATCAACCATATCAGGAAAAGAGTTTGACTTGGTATGCGACTTGCACAGCAGATATAAAAAGCATAGTTATTACAAACCCTGCACCTGTAATCCAAAAGAAATAAAAAGATGGATTACAGATTTGAATGATATTTTTAATGAGGGTTTATAAACTTTTGTTTATAACTTATTTTTCACTATATTTAAAATGTGAAAAAACTTACAGAATATAATAAAAAATTAGCAAAGGAATTTATTAAGAAATATAATCCTATAGAAAATCAAGATATAAAAGACTTAGATTTTTATCCTGCTACATTAAAAGAAAACATCTACAGCCATATTGATGGCAAAGTTTCTTTCACTACACAGACAATAGAAACTCACATAGGAACAGACATAAAAGACAGAAAAAGCATAAAAAGAGGTTACCCAAAAAATGACAGATATTTATGGGTAGAAATAATTAACGATCATGGCTATCATGGTTGGGCATTTGGCAAAGCACATTTCATAGCTTTCAAACAAGCTACACAATGGCTATTTGTCTGGAGAGAGGATCTGGTCAATTTAATAAAACAAAAAGTAGAGAAAGTCTATGTAAAAGATTTTCCATTATATAAACTAAAGAATAGGTATGGGAGCAAAGATGTCATTACACTAATAGACAGCAAAGACCTAGACCCTATTATAATACCAAGAAAATTATGAAACACGATCACCATGCCTTTGAAAACCAAATATTTAGTCACTTCAGGCAAAAAGCAAAAGACATTAACAAAGCAATAGAACTCTTAATAGAACACAATTATATAGTTGTAGACTTAGAGGGTCAAATTTTACACAAATCAGATGGCAAAAAAACACAGACAGTACAGGAGCAATCAAGGGAGATCTCCTAGACAGCAAACAACTAATAATAAAATGTTAGGATGGTCTTTATTAGGATTGTTCATAACTATAATATTTATTTTTATAACTAAGAAATGATTTTACTTATAGATGCAGACAGCTTAATTTTTGCAAGTTGTTACAGGTCAAAAAATGATGATGATTATGATATGCACACAAGTCCATTTTATACAAATATTGAGGACAGCATAAATAAATTTGATGAGCAATACATGAAAATTGTAAATGACCTAGAAGAACTTTATGAAATAGAGCAAGTGATTACATTTAATGGATCTAAAGGAAATTTTAGAAAACAGCTCACACCTAATTACAAAGCCAATAGGAAAAAACAAATTCTTCCTCCACTATTACATGACATGCACCAATATGTCAAAGATAATTATGGTAGTAAGTTTTGTTTTGGAATGGAGACTGATGATTTAGTTGCTAAATATTGGAAACAATTATCAGAACAAATAGGGAGAGACAAAGTTATGATTGTAAGCATAGACAAAGATTATAAGCAATTTCCTGCATTGATATATAACTATCATTGGAAGCATAAAGAAATACTTAATTTAAGCCAACAAGAAGCTCTATATAATTTTTATGAGCAAATGGTCAAAGGAGACCAGGCAGATGGGGTCAATTACTTCAAAGGAAAAGGGGTTGCATTTTCTAAAAAATATTTTAAAGACTGTAAAACTAAATATCAATACACAAAAAAGCTATTTTTGCTATTTAAAAAATATTATAAAAGTAAAGCAAGAGAGAAATATATTGAATGCTACAATCTTTTAAAGTTGAGAACATGAAGAATTTAAAACCAATACAGATTGCTAATAAAATTATTAAGGAATCTGGAATAGATATATTTGAAAATACTAGAAAACAAAAGCACATAGAATATAGATCTTTGCTTTGTTACTTATTAAGAATAAAACTTAATATGAGATGGACACTAATAGCTAAATTTTTCCTAGACAATAAAAAGGAAATGACACATGCTACTTGCATCCATGCTGTTAAGAATTATCCAATGTATAAAAGCTATAACAAAGAATTAGATATTATAGAAAACCTATTTTCTTTTAAAAGCAATTTACCTATTGACCAAATAGACAGAGTTCACTATTTAGAAAATAAATGTAAGCTCCTGGAAAATAAACTAGAAAAACAAACACAGGGAAAACTAGCAAACCTAATATCAAACATCCCAGAAACTAGAGAGACAGAAGCTGTAGAAAGAATTGGATTAATGATAAAAGGATGGAAATGGAAAAAATAAAATGTTAAATTCGTTATATTAATATGGACAAAAGTAGACACATAAAAAAGGAATCAATTTTGAAAGCTCTAGAGCAGACTTTAGGTGTGGTTAATAATGCCTGTAAGATTGCTAAGATCCCAAGAAGCACATTCTACAAATGGCTAAAGGAGGATGAGGAATTTGCACAGCAAGTACAGGAGATTGAAAATGTGGCATTGGATTTTGCAGAGAGCCAACTTCACCAACAAATATCAGACAACTCAACAGCAGCAACTATTTTCTATTTAAAGACCAAAGGTAAAAAAAGGGGTTATATAGAAAGACAGGAAATAACAGGAGCTGATGGAATGCCTACTAACTTTCAAATTGAGATAATTGATAAAACAGAAGATACAGACTAATATTGTCTATAAGCATTTAGTCAATAGTGATTCCAAAATAATAGTTGAGCAGGGAGGAACTAGGTCAGGAAAAACCTACAATATTCTGCTTTGGATTATATTTAAGTATTGCACACATAACACAGGAAAGATTATAACCATATGTAGAAAGACTTTTCCTAGTCTTAGGGCAACTGTGTTAAGAGACTTCTTGCACATCCTTAGAGAGCATCAAATCTATAGAGAGGAACATCATAACAAGTCTAATTCAGAATATAATCTATTTGGCAATTTAGTTGAGCATACATCTTTAGATCAATCACAAAAGATTAGAGGAAGAAAAAGAGACCTACTATTTATCAATGAAGCAAATGAATTACATTGGGAGGATTGGCAACAGCTTATATTTAGAACTCAAGAAAGAATAATAATTGACTTCAACCCATCAGATGAATATCATTGGATTTATGACAAAGTAATAACTAGAGAGGATTGTGAATTTTACAAAACAACATACCTAGACAACCCATTTTTAGAGGAATCAATAAGAGCAGAAATAGAAAGACTAAAAGAAACAGATGAGCAATATTGGCAAATCTATGGATTAGGTGAGAGGTCAAGTTCCAGGAGGACTATCTTTAGATATGCTGAGGTTAATGAAGTGCCTGTAGATGCAAAGCTAATAGCATATGGCATGGACTTTGGTTACACAAATGACCCTACTACTTTAGTTTCTGTCTACACTAAAGAACACAATTTGTATATTCATGAGCATTTATATAGAACTCAAATGACAACTAATGACATTCACAAATTTCTAAGAGGGTCAAATCTACAATCAAATCCTATCTATGCTGATAGTGCAGAGCCAAGACTAATCTCAGAGCTTAGAAGCATGGGTCATAATATCCATCCAAGTATCAAAGGCAAAGATTCTGTAAATGCAGGAATAGACCTTTTAAAAAGATATAAGATTCACATAACTAGCAAATCCAATAATGCTATCCAGGAGTTTAGAAACTATAAATGGAAAGAAGATAAATCAGGAAAGCTGATAAACATTGCAGAGGATTTACATAACCATATTATTGATCCATGTAGGTATGCAACTTATTCTATATTATCCAGACCTAATTTTGGAAAATATG